ACCACATAATGTGGTCATCCGCTAGTGCATAAAAAATTATTTAACTAAGTATATGCAAAAGTTTTTATTGACTAACGTAAACTCTTATTTTTAATAGTCAAACCCACTTAACGTGGGATATAATGATTTCACCGTAACTGAGTCAACACAATGACTGCAAAAAAGAATATGAGAATAAAGGCTGCGCGTGGCATCTTCGGATGGTCACTAGCTACCCTATCCGCGAAAACGGGCGGTGAACTATCTACCTCACGAATTGCTAATTATGAATCAGGAATACGCGATTTAAAGGTGCCGCAAGCGGTCATTCTTGCCAGGGTATTAGAAACCACCCCCGCATATTTATTAGGCGTAGATTCGCCAGATAGCGCGGTAACAGAGACTCTCAGTGAATCTCAGGCAGAACTGTTCGCTCTAATGCAACAAGTGGCGCGTCTGAATAACGCTGATCTTCAGCAAGCGACTGAAGTTTTGAAATTACTGCTAAAACGCAAATCATAGCTTCTTTCGACGCTAACACCTCATCTGGCGTTAAGCCTTTTATTATTTCGGCACCTTCAATGCCGCCATTCTCTAAAAATATTTTCATCTAAATAATTACCTTATAGCCTTTAAATTGTCTGTTTGCCGTCTCTTCTCGTGGGCTGGTTATTCCATTTTGTGCTAACTTTATAACATTAACCAACTACCAACACACCGTAACATTCTATATTTGCATAGGTCAACCGTTACACTCATTTAAAATAAACCCTTTATTTTGACCACGTTGTGTGTATACTTGGGTCAAGCATTCACATAATGTATATACCTAACCACGGTGAATGCTATTAATTTAAAGGGGAACAATGATGACTTACACCGATGATCCAAATCGAGTCGATCCACCTGAAGATATTGAAGTATTTGAAGAGCCGATCACTCACTCAACTATCTGCAAACAACTTAGTGACCCGGATTTTTTATGGGAAGCAATTGGGCGTGATGGCGTTGCTGACCCCTATCCGTGGGGTAATGGGTTTTATCAGCAACGGCAGAACGCCATTCAACACGAAAGAGTTGAAGAGGCTTTGTTATTGGCGATCGCGGGAAAAGATTATCAGGCGCTAGGTGAAATCGTCTTTGATCAAGTCACTGAATACGCTCGGTCACAGATCGAGAATCGCTCTTAAAGGGGAATGGCATGAATATTTTAAAACAGTTTGATGAAATCATGGTAAGTGAAGACATCAAGAATGTTAGCGCTTTCTTGCAGGGCGAACTTGATTGCCTTAAAGGTGAGCGACATGAACGCGGTTGCGACCCTGATTATGATCGTGGTTATGCCGCACGTCATGCGTTAGAGCAAATGCTGACAGCTAGGTCTTCACTATGAACGGCATCGTAAAAATCCATAACAAGGAATACAAGACTGTCGCATTGCGCGTCAATGAGTTCCTTGCATCACCTATTCACAAAGAATGGTCGATTGAGACTGATCTAATCTCAGACGGCAATCTAGTCGTTATGAAGTCCACCATTAAAGATGAGTCTGGACGCATTAGAGGTACTGGCTACGCAGAAGAGTTGCGCGGCAGTACCAACATTAACAAGACTTCTGCGCTTGAGAACTGTGAAACATCAGCAATCGGTAGAGCATTGTCAGCGGTTGGCTTTGGTGGGACTGAGTATGCATCAGCCAATGAAGTCACTGATGCGATCCTTCAGCAAACAGCCCTGAAAGCCTCTGAGGAACTTATCAACTACAACGCGGCAGTCCGTGAGCATATCGCAAGCATCAGCGCGATCAAGGATGCGCTTACCAATGCAGACCTTGAGACAGCGGCAGAGGAATGGAATGCCATGTCAGAGGAAGAGCAGCGCAGTATTTGGAAAGCACCTTCTAAGGGCGGCATCTTCACCACGCAAGAACTGGCAACCATTAAGACCAGTGAATTCCGCGAGGCAGGTTTAGTTGATGTTATGTCAGGGGGGAAAACATGATTCTGAATCAATTAGAAAATGTCGTTATTCGTGACATATTTATGGCTGACTATCCTGATTTCTGCGATGCCTATATTGAGTCAGCCTATCACGTAGATGGTGATGCATTAACAGACGACGAACTTGAGGCGCTTCTTGACGATGATAAAACAATGTCATTCGTCAACGCGCAAATTCACGAACATCAACTGTATTTATAACTAAGGGGAAAGACCATGAAAGAAGTGAAGACGATAGAGGAAATGAAGGTTTATCAAGACAAAATTAGTGCTGAAATTGTTGCGCTTAAAATTCAGATAGCGGAAAAACGCGGAGCAATGGTAGCAATGAAACAAACGCACCAAGCTGAATTGGACAATATCGAAAGCCTATCAAGTCTAAACGGCTTTAAGCCTTTGAAATTTGACTGGGATTTATTTGAATCGGACATCTTAAAGGAGAAAGTAGCATGAGCGAATATGAACAGAAAGACGACAGCGGTGTGCTGTTTAAAAACGATAAAAAGGAGTCTGACCAGCATCCAGATTACAAAGGGAATGCAATGATTGACGGAACTGAATACTGGTTTAGCGCCTGGATTAACACTTCTAAATCCGGCACCAAGTATATGAAGACTAGCTTTAATAAGAAGGAAGTGGCGCACAACAATGGGATGCAACAGGTGCAACAAGCGATAGCACCGATTCCTAAAGAACAGTACGCGGATTCAGATATCCCTTTCTGAACGACCCCTTACGGTCAGCCCCACCGTCCACAACGGGGCATCTTATCTGAGGTCTAAATTATGATAGAAATTTTAGAGCAGTTAATTGGGGGAATTTTCATAACGCTGTTTTTAACGGCGACTATTTTAGATATTTTTTACACATTAAGAGGTGATTATGACACAAGCACAAAGAATACTAGACCACTTGAAATCAGGCCGACCGTTAACTCGACTAAACTCGTGGGACGATTTAGGCATATTAGAAGCGCCAGCAAGAGTCAGTGAGCTGCGAGCAATGGGGCATCCGATTGAGACTAAGCGCAGACAAGTTCTGAATCGCTATGGTGACAAAGTAACGATTGCAGAGTGGCATTATGCTAGTTAAGTTCTGGTTGTCAGCTAACGATGTTCAAGAATTGACAGGGGCAAAGAGCCGATCTAAACAATTAAAGGTCTTGGATTTTATGGGCTATAGTTATAGGATTAGACCAGACGGCTCTTTTGTTGTTCCAGTTGAGCAATTTCATGAGCCAAAACCAAAAGAATATAAGATGGATTTTGCAGCCCTTGGCTAGACAACGGATCATTACAGGCAACAAAAAATACCCTTCTGGTTGGCGATTAAGGAAGAGAGGTATTAACGCCAAATATGTGATCTGGTTTAAGCCGCCCCCATCGGCCAAGCATCTGTGGAGCAATAAAGCAGAGATTAAATTGGGTGAGGGTAAGAGCCTAGCGGAAGCAGAGAAAAACGCTTTTACAGTGTGGGCATCTAAAATTTCAACATCAGACAAGCCTTATACACTAGGGGCTTTGTTCATCAGGTATCAGCTAGAAGTTATCCCAAAGAAAGCATGGCAAACACAGAAGAGCAATTTGCAATCAATGAGTAGGTTGACGGCTGTCTTTGATTTAGATCAGCCAGTGGTAGACTTTGAATCGCATCAGGTATTTCAGTATAGAGATTACATCCATCACCACAAAAGCGCAAAGCAAGCCAACCTAGACATCGAGGTTATATCTCACCTGTTTGCTAAAGCTATTGAATGGGGGTGCAAGATTCACCACCCATCCAAAAGAATTGTGGGCAAAATCCAAATTGATGATCGTGATCGCTATGTCACAGATGACGAGTTAGGTTATTTCATGGATGCGTGCAATGCGTTCATACGAGTGTACACCCCATTAAAGATGGCAACAGGTAAAGATAAATCTATGTTGCTTAGAGTTAAGATGAACGACATCACACCAGATGGTTTGAATTTTCCAAAGAGACAGAAAACTGCCGGGAAGAAAGGAGGTAAAGCGTCATTCCTGCCGTTTGTTTACGAGGGTCAATCGACTGGATTGAAGGAAATAATTAATGACGTTATAAAGTGGCGAACCAAATGGCTAAAGGTTCAATCATTCTATCTATTTGCATCGAGTACAGGACAGCCGATGATCAATGAGAAAGGCGAAACATCGAACTTCGATTCCCAGTGGCGTAGAAGTATGGATAAGGCGATGGATGGAACAGAATTATCAGAGAGATTTCAAGAGCGCGACCTTAGAGCTAAGACCGCATCAGATGTTGATAGTGCCGAACACGCTGCCAAACTATTGCAACATCACAGCACTGCTATAACCAACCGGGTCTATCGTAGAAAACCCGAAACAGTCATACCATTTAACCTTAAATAATTGCCCGCTATTTAAAACAAGGCCGCGCAGTTCGTGCGCTTCAAGCCTATTCACTAACACATCATAGTGGGCAATTATTTTAGTAAGTCATTGATTAATATAAGTTTAATTCACTATTAGCGGGTGGCTTCGAACCACTTGGTCGGGGGTTCGAATCCCTCCGGGTGCACCATTCTCACTGGGCTGTAGCGATTTAGCAAAAACACGATTGCCCACTATAATGCAGATTGCCCACTAAAATCACATAGCCACCTCGATCTATGAGATTAGTAACACCAACACATCTGCTCTGTCTTTCGTGTATCAACGTGTACAAATGTTTTAGCTACACCTACTGACATACCCATTGCTGATGCGTGTTTTACTATCTTTGCTCGTTGGCTTCCTCCAGATACTCGAATGTCAGATGCAATTCCTTGCGCGTGAGTGCCTAATTTTTTGCCGGCTGCAACTTTAGCGGCCTCTATACTATGTTCTTTACTTCTGAATCCAGAGGTAATCACAAACGGAAATCCGCAAGCGGCTCTAAGATTATCTAGTCCTTTTATAAACTCGATGTCCATTTCGTTTTCGCCCGTTTCCTGACAGTTAAAATCTTCTATCTTAAAATACTTAAACATTACTTTTCCCTTTGAACGCCTTTCGTTTTTTCATATGAACGCATGGCTCCCATACCTAACATTCCCATTAGTATCGGAGTCAACAAAGATGGATCAACCGTTGGTACTTCAAACCAAATGGCTAAGATTTGAGAAATCAAGACGTTATATAGCAGCCCTACCCCGCAAATCCAACCGACAAATGGCCTCCAGCCAGCAACGAATAAAGACTTATGTGCAGCCTCTACCGCGTTGACAGCTAATTGGCCTTTTGCTAACTCTTGAGCATGGTTGTCAGCCATTGTTGCTAAATCATGCGCCAAGGCATTTTTCTGATCCTTGTCTTCAATAAACTTATCAAGCAAACCAGTGACGGGGCCAATCAGTTGAGCTAACATTACGCCTCCTCAACCTCTTCGACTTCCTTTAGGCTTTCACGAATAGCGTTAGCGTAAGCAGAAATCAATACGTTCTTTTCTTCTACCATCATTTGCAGCTGTGAAGACTCTTCCCGTAAATCGTTAACTCGTTTAACGTGCCATTGTGCTAGTTCGCTTAAATCGTTTTCGGTGTATGTAACGTCATCAATAGTAATCATAATATTTCCTTGGTTAATGTATAAACTTTAAGTTTTTCAGTTTTCCCCTTTGCCTCAATCGGAGGCAATTCTTTCAAGCTACTGCCAGAGCGTTGTTTGGTGCTAATACCTATTAACACATCAACCTCTGCTGCCTTAGTCCCTGACTCTAACCTAGCCGCAATGTTTACAGCATCACCAATAGCGGTGTAATCAAAACGTTGATCTGAACCCATATTGCCTACAATGGCTTCACCCGAATTAATGCCTATCCCAATCTGAATGGCTGGTAATCCTTCAGCCTCAAACTCTGTGTTAAGGTCTATCATATTTAACTGTATTTTCTTGGCGCATTTAATCGCCCAATCTTCGTGATTTTCTAAGTCAAGTGGCGCACCAAATATTGCCATCATTGCGTCACCGATGTATTTATCTACCATGCCGTGACACTGCGCTACCGCTGACTGTTGGGCCGTTAACGCCCTATTCATTATATAGGTAACTTGCTCTGGTGACACTCTTTCGGACAGTGCTGTAAAGCCCCTAACATCGGTAAATAAGAACGTACAATAACGCTTCTCACCGCCTAGTTTTAAGAGTTCAGGATTATCTTGTAATCGCTTCACTTGGCGAGGGTCTAAATAGTGTTCAAACTGCTTTTTAATTAGCTGTCTTAGTTTGTATTGTTCTTTGTAATTAAGGTAAAACGTAGCGGATGCGACCACGAACTGAGAGATCATTGCCCAGGTTACGTCTATTAAAATGCCTCGCTGTATGAGGTAAACACCAAACGCGCCCATTGCTGTGATCGAGGCTATTGATAACGCTAGGCCAAGATAGACACCAAGATAGTTAATAAACAGAAATACCAGCATCACACCAATAGCAAAGATCAATATCTCGTACAGTAAAGCGCTCTGCGGTATCATCGGCATAGGCTTGTTAGAGGTGTGTATAATCGTTTCTAAGAGCGATGCCTGAATTTGATGTGGATATACCAACCCGATAGGCGTTGCGATTTGAGGTAGTATTCCTTTGGCTGTCGTGCCGACAATAACCATCTTTCCCGCAACATCCATTTTATTAAGGGAAGTGGTGTC